TTACTTGACCTTACTGCTGATGTGCTACGCAGGGATGGTAGCCTTAAACAGTTCTCTGGAGGCGTATCCGACAGCGGTGAGGGTCGTTGGACTGTTTCTGCCGCTGTGGACTTGGGGGTTCCCGCTCCTGTCATTACTACTGCGCTATTTGAAAGATTTAACTCACGCAATCTCGGATCGTTCGGAGCAAAAATTCTGAACGGAATGCGTTATATGTTCGGAGGACACCACGTTAGATAAAATGATTAGTTCAGAAACACCTTATAAACTTGCAGAGATCATTCGTGATACTTGGCCTGGTCTTTACAATAAACCAAATAAGTCTTATAGTGAAACAAAAGAAATTAAATTAGATGAACCAGTTGAAAAAATTACAGCAGATTGATTGTTCTGATTATTATTCTGTCTTTGATAGAAACGGAAACAAGGTCTGCGATTCTGCAACTCTGCAAGATGCTATGATGATGGTTTCTTTTGTAGAAGGAAGGACTCTTAAAAAAGTCAAGATCTTATTGGATCAGGTCGTCAATATTCCTTCAATGCGAATGGAAGATGACAAACAGTTAAAGGAACAGAAAATTCTTAACGAAGGTCAGGGAAAACCCTTTACCCCTTGACTTCCCAAAATCTCTGTGCTACTATAGGTCTGTAAAGTTCTATCCTTTATCATGAACCGCTTTTTTGTTTTTTCATTGGTGGCTCTTGCTCCAATGAGTGCTATTGCTCAAGTGTATCCCCAATACAGCAGCGGCAATTATTATGCATCACCAAATTCAAGTCCAGTTGTAGTTCCTCCTACTGTGATTATGCCTGGAGAAGAAAATTCTTCAAAGAAATCTTGTAAAGAAAGTATGATTGATCTCTTCTTATTTTCTGTAAGAAGGACTACTGGTGATTGCACTCCTTGAAAAAAAATTCAATACCTGCTAAGATGAGAGGATAAAACCTCTCATTTTTTGTATGGGCGATATTAAAATTTTTAAATCCGATATTAGAGATTTTATTGGAGTATTTGATACTGACTTTGATTGTAAATCAATTATATCCACATTTGAAAATCTATCTGATCTCAACAAAACATTTGTTAGGAATTTTGTCAGGGATGATAAGGATGTTGAGGATGAAACATACTACTGCCATCCATGTGTTCCTGATAATATTAATGGGGAAAATTATCAATTGGATGTTTCAGTTTTAGGAAAGTATAATGACTTGATGAGTAATTGTTTTCAAGTATATTCCGATACATATACTATATTAAAAAAACTCCCATCTTTTCAATATAGTGTAAATATTCAGAAAACTAAACCAGGGCAGGGTTATCATGCATTTCATTCTGAAAGATGTAATATTTTAAGTTCTGGTAGACATCTTGCTACAATGGTTTATTTAAATGATGTTCTTGATGGTGGAGAAACTGAATTCCTTTATCAAAGTCGCAGAGTTAAACCAAGGGCAGGGCGTGTAGTAATTTTTCCAGTAGAGTGGACTCATACTCATCGTGGCAATCCTCCTCTTTCTGGTGATAAGTATATTATGACGAGCTGGTTGTATCATACATCTCCACAACCAGGAGAAAAAGACAACCCCTAAATATAGGTAAAGAAAGATTCCCAATAAATGACTGCAGCAGCTCTCAATCTAACAATAGAGCAGGGAACAGATTTTGAAGTTAAATTTACCGTTAGAAATAAAAGCGGTGCTCCTTTGAACTTATTAAGTTACACTGCTACCAGCTCTCTTAGAAAACATTATACGGCAACAACATCCTATCCATTTACTGTCACTTTCCTTGACAGAGCAAATGGTAGGATTGCCTTGTCTATGACAGACACTGTGACTTCTACTCTTACTGAGGGGAGGCACGTCTATGATGTTGTTCTAACTTCTCCCAGTGGATTGAAAAGTAGAGCAATTCAAGGATCTGTGATTGTATCTGCTGGAGTAAGTTGATGGCAGACTACATCATTACGATGGATGATGAGGATAATGAATATGAGGTGAGGGCGGATACTGGCGTCCTCAAATATAATATTGGCGTTAGTTATGAAATTCCTACAAAGTCCACTCAGTATAGTAACCTATTATTAGATAATTTCTCTGCTTCCTTTAATGGATCATCTCAAACATTTCCATTAATGGTAAATGGTGAACCATATTTTCCATTAAATGATCAACAACTTATCATATCAATTAATGATGTTGTTCTAAGTCCTGGTGTTGATTATCAGGTTACTGGAAGCAATATCTATTTTACGACTGCTCCAACTTCTGGTCAGCAGTTCTTTGGTGTTGCTCTTGCCACAACAGCAGATCTTACAAGAACAATTAACTTCTTAGTTGACCATGGATCCACTGATATAACCCCAGGATCCAAAGGTCAATTGAAAGTTGATGTCACAGGAACTATTGAATCCTGGATGGTAGTTTCAAAGGATACTGGATCAATTGTCTTTGATATTAAGAAATCAACCTATGATACATATCCAACATTTACTTCAATTGTTGGTAGCGAGTATCCAAGACTAAATAATGAAATCAAGAGCAGAGATGAAAGTCTATCTACTTGGAACACGACAATCACTGCTGGAGATATTCTTGATTTTGAAGTCTTAAGTTGTTCGGGAATTACAGATTGTTCTGTCTTCCTTAGACTTAGATTATAATCCACCAGTCGTTAAAGTTATAAATAAAAGAAGAAATATTTCGTTGCTGCCCCTACAGTTAACAAGGAGATTTATACATGGCACTGTTAGTTCATGATAACGGAGAACTTCAATCCTTACGTTATCTTGTAAATAGTCACAATCAGACTCCAAAGAATCTGATTCTTAAACTATATTCCAGCAACACCACTCCTATTGAGAGTGATGTTCCATCACAGCTGAAGTATTATGAGCCCTATGATTCAACTGGATTAGTTGGATATGGAACTGCTCCTTCAACTGGTTATCCTTCTGTTATTAATAACAGAAATGATCAAGATTATTCCAGACAGTATGGAATTCTTCTTGATGGAAGCAGATGGAACATCAGAACCATCACGACTCCTATTAAGTCAACGACTGGCAGCGGCAACATCAACGAATACACAATCACAGTAGCATCAACCACCAATATTGCTGTAGGTCACTACGTAACTGGTGGTAGTGTCGGTGCCAACGCAACTGTTGCTGCGATTGATGGTAGCACGATTATTCTGACAGTTAAGAACACTGCTAACTTCTCCAACCAACCTCTTGAGTTTGGTGTAGGAACAACGACTGCTTCTTATCCAGAGCAGGTATTCACCTTCAGTTCTGCTGCTAACAACCAGTATGGTTATTATCTGGTAAGAGCAAACAACCTTCCTATTGCTATTCATGGCGTTGCTGATGCAATCTCTGTATCAACTGGATCCACAATCAGCAAGGCTCAGGTAGTTGGTACTGTTGGTCTTTCTTCGGTTGTTCTTTTTGAAGATACTTACACCCCAACATCAACTGGTATTACTTCTGAGTTTACTCTTGTAACTTCTTCTCTTGTTGGTATTACAACTGCTCAGAGAGTAATCGGAACTAACATTGCTACTGCAGCAAGAGTTGTTGGAACTTCTGGAACTAACGTTGTTATTCTTGACAAGAAGCACACTGGAACAGTTTCTGGTGTAACAACCTTCTTTGTAAACGTAACCGAGAACATTACTCTTGGTATGGGTGTTACTCACGGAACGGCAATTGGTGAAGTCAATGCTATTCCTTCAGGAACAACCGTTACTGGTATTGATGAGAGAAACAGAGTTGTATATCTCAGCAATCCTCTTGCTAACAACATTCAGTCTGCTACTGGTAACACAATTTACTTTAACTTCAGTAGAGTAAATGCTACCATCCACGGACTTGTCCCAGGCGATGTTGTTTATGTTGCTGCTGGAACTGGTAATACAACAACCACTTCTTCAACATATACTGTATTTGAAACTCCAACTGCAAATACTTTCACAACCACACCTGCAATGACAGGTATCGGAAGCGCAAGTATCTACAATGCGATTCTGTTCGCTGAAAGATTCACGAACGGTCCTTACAACATTCAGAACAACGGAGACCAAATTAAGGTTACTCTGAATATCAGCCTCGACTGATTTTTTGAAAACGATATCTTTATTATGGAGGGGTTGCCAAAGCGATCCCTCCTATTT